GGGTCATCAATGGTTTTATGAAGGTACAAATACTTAATGTTAGATAAAAAATTTTCGAGAGATGCCTTCTCATTTGATAATAGAGTTAATTTTTGATTTATATAAGCCTCCTTGTCTGGATTTTCTATCAATGCTTTTTCTAAATCATTAATTTTGTCATCAATCTTTTTTAAATCTTTAATTTTTCTGCTTACGTTTGTCATGCTTTTTATTTTTTAAAACAAAGTAGATACAGATTAAGTTTAGTTTAAATAAAAAAGGCGAGGCTTTTTTGAAGCCTCGCCAGTATATCAATAAATTATGAACACTTTATTATTATAAAGAATCTAATCCATGAACATAAATCTTTCCGTAGTATTCAGGACGAACCATTTTCTTGGCATACCTCGTCATGATACCTTTTCTTGGAGTGAAGTTCTCTGGATCATATACTAGAGGAGTCATAATTAACGGAATGTATGGTGCGTAAACAGCTCCTGTTTCTAGGAATTGAGCGCCTCTATAGCCCATTAACAATAAGTTCTCGGTCATATATGGATTCTTGTATACAGTAAATCTGCTATTTAACAAACCTACTTTCTGTACACCCATTGCAAATTTAGCTTGATCACCATTAGTATCAGCTGCGTATCCTGGGATTGATTCTAGGATAGTAGCAATCGTTGGAGATGTAACAATAAAGTTAGCACCACCTCTCATGGTTAATCGGTGAATTTCATTGGATACCTTTTGCATTTTAGTTCCGATTGTTTGGAACCAAGTGCCTTGATTGTAGAATTGACCAGTTGTTGCTGCATTTGTAAATGTAGCTGTACCAGGGTCATATTGGAATCCAATCCTCGCTGACCATCTATCTACTACTTGAGCTTCTGAAACTAACATATCTAAAATTTCCAAATCGATTTCCTGAGAAATATATTCAGAAAGCATAGAAGTTAATTCAGCTTCTGCGTCAATAGAGTGGTATGCATTAAGATCCTGCGCGAATTCCGGTGTCCATTTAGCTTTTAGCTTACGTGTTTTAGACGTAATGGCCTCAGAGCGCATTTCCAAATTGATTTCTGGAATTGGTAAATCCTCATTACTACCTCCTGCTTGAGTTTTGCCCTCTTCGAAGTCACCTCTAGTAAGGTCAGTAGGTTGTTTGTGGTAATTTACTTTTACGTTAGACATTGTAGTAGAACCAGAAACAATGAATACAATTCTATTATTAGTCAAGTCGTAAGACGTAAACTGTTGGAATGTATCATTAATATTAGTTCCTGTTACTGTAAACGCTCTAACTCCTAGTGGATCGAATCCTGAAACAGAGTCAGTAGATACAAATACTTTACGTAACTTCGTGTTGCTCTTGTAAGATGCAGAGAAGTTAGTATCATAGTTAATATCAGAAGTCATGTTAACAGATCCTGTAAAGAATTTAGTGGTATTAATTCTACTTATACTACCTGTGAAAGACAAAGTAGAACTTGAGTAGTCATTGATAGAGTAACTAAATCTTCCCGCACCGTAAAGACCTTGAGTACCAGCTGTACCGCCTTTGTCTGAATCGGTAATACCGAATACAGAGTCTTTCTGAGAATTTTTACCTTGGTTGGCAAAGAATCCTGGCTGTGACGTACCATATTTAAAGTCTAAGAAGAATACTAGACCTGAAGGTAAGTTCATTGGCTGAATACTAACAAAATCTTTAGCTGCAATAGAAGAGAAAATTCTTCGTACTAAAGGTAGTGCTACACCTGCCCATTCTTCCGAATTAGAAGCAGTACCAGTTCTGTTAGCTTCTGTTACGATTTGACGAGCTTGATTTTCCAAAAGGACTGCTAAATGCGGTTTCTCTCTTTTTTCATCCAAGCCCTCAAGTAAACCAGTGGGTTCCCACTTGGTTATGTATTTCATTGCCTCCGCTTTTTGTGTCTTATTATAGTCATGCGGAAGCATGTGGTCTAAATTTCCCATATTTTTACTTAATTATACCTGCAAGTTCCTGTAATCTTGCACGTAGATTGTTAGATTCGTTTACAATATTTGATTTAGTAGCAGCAGAAGGAGCTGTACTGTTGGTTGGTTTTGAAGCGAAAGATTCGGTAATACTCTTAGATTTTTTACCTTTATTTGCATCTACACCTTCATGTACTTTAGCGTAAGTAGAATATAATAATTTAGCCTCCCTGATTGTTACTACACGCTCAAAGTTTTCTAAAATATCTTTCTTCTGATTTTCTGATAAAGCGTAGTTGCGGAAAAGTTTAGAAGTGTAAAGTAATTTAGAATTTAACAGATTAACTTCTTGAAGCATTCCTTTGAGTTGATTTACAACTTCATAAGCCTCTTTTAATTCGTTTTCCATTTGTTTCATGTCTTTCTTTTCGCCTTCTTCTTCTTCGTCATCACCTTCCTTGTCTCCGATGGCTTCTGAAAACATTGATTCTAGGGCGCTCATGACATCTTTACGGCTAAAATACTTAGGACCCTGAGGATCTTCTGTATCACTGTCGTAATTATCCACTTTGTTGTCTCCTGCACCAATGTTAGAAGATTTCAACTCTTCCTCTAGTTCGGCTAGAATTTCTTCTAAACTAGCTGATTCATTTTGATCATCTTTCTCTTCTCCATCTTCTCCTTCTTCGTCATAAGCCTCTTTCATGTTTTCGTCCTCTTCGTCAGTTTCCTTAGATTCCATTTTAGGGCCTTCTTTATGTCCTTGCTTTTTTTTCAACCAAGGCGGCTGTTCTCCTTCTTCTACTTCCTTTTTATCTTCCTCTTCCTCTTCGTCTTTACTTTCAAGAAGCGGAGATACTTTGTAAAAGATTGACTCTTCGAGAGTTGCTTTTGCGTTTTGCATAGCTGTATCTTTTATAGCTTTTGCATCGGCAATTGCGGATTTTAATAAATCGTTCATGTTACTATTTTGATTGTAAGACTATTGTAAATCTTAAATATATTTTTCTAATCGTTTAATCTTATATTATACAAGATATTATTATCAATAAATATTATACATTTTTCCTAAAATGCTATTTTTTATGTAAAACATGTATTTTTATTTAATTTTAAAGATATTTATCGTGTTTGGGGAAAATATTTGTATAGTAGTTCCCTGTCTTTGTAGCCTAAAACTTGTACCCCATTTTCGTGATTCTCCTTAACTTCTTTTAATTTTTTTATATATGATATCAGTTCTCGTTTAGTGGTATTAGGTGATGCGATAAGAAGACTTAATCTTACTACTAATGATGTCTCTATTTCTGCTCTTCTACCTTTTCCGTATATTCTAGTTTTATCAAAAGAAGATATAGCTACTATAGATTTCAGCCATTTATCTCCCGTACTATTAAAAGAGGGACGCTTATAATTAAATGAATCTCCTGTAAATTCTATACTGTCTATTCGAGATACATATAAAAATCTCCATCCGGGTCTATTTTCAGGATTTAGAGTATCTCCTTTTTTTAGCCAGGCTCTTAATGCTAGGGAATTTTGAGTTATGCCTATTTTCGATGTTCCCAAAGCAACAGGTTCTATAATTCTAACCCCGGTCGCTAATTCTCCTGCATAATTTTTAACACCAATATATCTTACTTTTATAACTAGTTTGTTATTTATCGCTATTTTTAAGTCCTTAACTAAATTTCCAGTGGGTGTAAATAATATTTTAGAAACGGATTTAGCTTCTTTTTGAAATTTTATTATCTCGGAAATTTTTAATTCTTCGTCATCCTCCTCTTCTAGTTTTATAACATCTTGAAATCCTGTAAATTCCGAAACTCCTTCAGGGGCTGTTATTAATTTTTTTTCACCTGTTGTGTCTGCTTCAATTACTTTTGCCTCTTGGAATTTAGCCTTTTTATCGTAGCTTATAAATTTACTCTTATCTCCTTTATCTACTTTGGTCATGAAACCTTTACCGGATTCAGAGCTTTTAACATATTCATCTCTTGTACTCGAAACTAATTTAGTAAAATCGTCTTCATTATATACTTGATTTATATCGTAAGAAAACAATAGTAAATACTTCCTTACTTTTATTTTATTTTTCGCACCTGCTTTGTCTAATCTAGCTAAAAAAGTATCTCTGCTAATACCACTAGGAGTTACTTTCTCTAAGAAGAATTTTCTAGTTTGTGGTACCGCTACTATTATTATTTTATTGCTTTTTATTAAATCTTCTGCGTTTTTGTATAAGTTATCTAAGCTTTTTTCTACTCGAACATTTTTTTTATATGCTCCTTTTTTAGTATTTTTTAAAGCCGATTCAAATTCTCTTTTAGCTATTTCGGCTTCTTTTATAGATAACTTTGAATGCCGGTCATTCATAGCCGCATTAACCCTCTTTGTTTTATTGTCATCCATAAACTTGCCAACTAATTCATCGGTAAAAACAAAATCAGGAGCAATAAAAATTATGGATGCCATTATAGTATTTTTGACATGTTCAGGATTTCGTCAGCTAATGTGTCAACATTTACAAGATAACTTTTAGATTCTTTCATTACTACAGGTGACATGAATGCTCCTTGTGTAGATGGATTAGATACAAAGTCAAAAGCTACCATTTCATAATCTTCTCCGACTTCATAGTAAGGTGCACCATTTCTAAGTCCAGCCTCTCTTAAAGATCCAACTCCTCGAGAACTTATGCCAACTGTGTGTCCTTTGTCGAAGTATTGTTTTAGTAAATTACCCTTTGGTGTCCAGTCCATGATTTCAGCAATTCCATATATATCGTCACCATCCCACCAAATTTCTTTAATAACATGAGATGCTTCGGATAGCCAGGTGTCAGCTCTTTCCGGATGGTCTAATTCTCCGTATGCTATACCTTCTTGTATTTTAGCGTTATATTTTTCTACTTGCTCCGCCATCAACTTTTTAGGGTACATTCTCTTGTTGTGGTTTATGGAATCAGCTCTTTGTAATATTCCTTTAACTAGCAATCCGCCATTTTTACCTTTGGATTCCTTTAATACACAGCTAACAGGATTAAAAGTAGATATGGAGTCTATTAGGAGTACTCTATTTGGTGCCATTATTTATATTTTTTAAGAATTCGTCTATAAAGTTTATTACGGATTCTTGTTTTAAAAATGGAGTGGTTTTTTGTTTTTCTTTATCCCGCTCTATTTTATTGAAAGTTGTTTTCTTTATGAATTTGTAAGGTTTTTCCTTTGTCTCTGGTTTTTTCTTCTTGAATACCAATGGAGTTCTCGGCGGGCCTTCTCCCCCATCTAAATTTCCAGTAACATTCATTTCATTACTCATATCATCATCGTCATCAATTGGTAAATATTTAGATGAAGACTCGTTAGTAGGGCTACCCACTTTATAGTTCTTGTTTAAAGACTCAAATAGGTATTTCATGAATGTTTCTTTATTATTTTTTATATTTTTCACTTTGCTATAACATTTACAAACTCATAGTATTTCATGATAACATGTATATGATCTTCTGTGATGTATTTTGCATTATTAACTTGATCTAAGACATCTATCATTTCATTTAATTTATTTGATGATGCTGTATTTTCAATCTTAGGAATAATGCTATTAATGGATTCTTTCAATCTATTTGTTTCAGATGTAATAAATGTTTTAAATTCATCTGATGATGTCTCCATGTTTATATAATTGCCTAATAATGTTTTTTGCTCACTTAATAGACCATCATATTTATCATTATACTTTTCAATCATTATCTCAAATGCTGACAATCTTATATCTTCTGATTCTGTTAAGTATTCAGATGACATGGTATTAGATGGTTCTACATTGCATATACATTCTATTAGATTTTGTTTATTTGAGACCATCACTGGAGGATTATCCGATTGATTGTATTCGAATAATGTGTAGATGCTAGCATAGTTCTGATAGTTTTCTACTTTTATGTCGAAGAAAGAATCCCCGCCGAAATATGATGTAATGTCTTTGTATAATCTATATTTCTCTTTATTTAATTTTTCGAGGTCTAGAGAGTTTCTAGCTTCTTTTATAGATTCAATTAATTCATTAGCGAGGTTAGGACTGTTTACTTTCTCTTTAGTTAACATTTGATAGAAAGTCAACTCCTGTCTAATCTCTGAATTGTTTGAAAAGTGTTTTTTTATAATTGAGGATATTTCATTTATCCCTTCTCCCTGTAATACATTGCTAGTCATTTTTTTCACTAACATTTCAAAAATCAATCCCGTATTCCGGTGCTTTTTGTGTTTTATTTTCTTCATTTTTTATAGTTGTGAATTTCTTATTAAAAGAAATTATTTTAAATAAATATTGTAATGTTTATCTAAATCACTCTAAATCTAACAAGTTATTTTCACTTAGCAAATCTGTACCTGCTGCTTTTTCGTTTTCTTTAAATGATTTTTCGATAATTAGATTCTTATTTCCTATAGAACTATCAAATTGTCTCTTAAGAGAATTTACTAGCTTTGATTCTAAATTGACGGGGTTCTCTCTTTTTCTTGCCTTTAAAGGGTCTTTTTCTCCTTCTAAATTCGATTTCATATCCCTATCTCCCATGGAATCTCTACCATTAACTGTATCGTCTTTTGTACCAAACGTACCAATTCTCTTAGGTCTTCCTCGATTATCTTCCTTGTCCGCAAATTCTAATTCTTCTCCATCGTCAAATGATAGTGCATCGACTTCATTTCCTTTAGATGCTAATTTTAATGACATCATATCATGTGGAGTACCAAAACTTTGACCTGATAATTTTGGATCATTACCTTCTGTTTCTATTTGAGAGTGTCTAAAAGTAGTCATCAAGTCCTCAATAATCAATTCTTCCTCTGTTAATCTTTCTGATTCTGATAATTTGAACAAGTTCTCATGTATATATTTCCTAGAGAATAATTTAGAATCTTGCATCACTAGAGCTAAATTCATTTTCTCTGTTAATATTTCTACTTTCTGTCTTTCGTAAACTAAAGATGGGTTATTTAAAGAAAGAGAAAAATCAATTAATTCCTCGTTTTTGTATCCTTGAGTATATAAGTGAATGATAGCAATCTTATTTAACTCTGATACAATTATTTTCTGTATTCTTTCTATAGTTCTAGCGAATCTAACGTCCTCCGCAGCAATCATAGACTTACCTTCTGTATCTTTATCATATCCCAAGAAAGGTTTAGGGATTTTCAAGGCAGCCATCATTCTATTTCTAACGTATTCAATGTCATCCATAAAACCTTGATTGCCTAGACCCGGAAGTGTTGTTATTTCACTACTCGCATCTTTTCCCCTTACCGGTAGATAGTAGTCCTCTAACATGTTCTGGAGATTAAACTTAAGGTTATAATCTCCTGTTTTTTCATCAACATAAGGGGTTTTCTTCATTGAAGATATAATAGTTGACATGTAGTTATCTACTTCATTAGGCGGAATACTTCCCACATTTATCTTGAAAATTCTTCTTTCCGGAGCCCTCATTATTCTATGGATTAACATAGCGTCCTCCATCAAAGTTAGCATTTTAAAAATCTTTCTTGCGGGTTCTATTTGACTTCTTCCGTAAGGTAAAAAATTACTATCCGATAATAATCTAAAATGCGCTATTTCATGATAATCTAATTCTTTATTTTTTCTTTCATCATTTCTATACACAATCGGACTCATTTGAGTAGTGTGTAATCCTTCGTATATAAATTTAACTTCATAGGGATTTTCTGGGTTTGTTCCTTCCATTCTTCTAACTTCATACGCTGATAAAGGAACAACATTTTTAATACCAAGACCCTCTTCTATGTCTAAATATAAATAGAAATCTCCATACTTACATAAGGATCTTGTCCAACTCCATAAGTTGTAATCTATATTTAATATGTCATAAAATAAATTATAGAGTATTTTTTTGATATTCTCATTTGGAGTACTAATATTTAACAAATCTCCCTCTACTGACATTACCGTACTTTCGTCTGCGTAAATATCTAATGCAGAAGCTATGATTGGATCTGTATCCATGGCTTCATAGTCTGTAAATATCTGTAACTTTGAAGAGTGAAAATTTATGGTATTATTGTTAGGAGAATACCCGTATTGCCTAGATGTATGTAAACCGGAGAATCTGTCCGTATAACCTACTTTATCTTTAGTACCTGCGCCTTGTAGCCTAGAGGTATCAATAACTTTAATCCTATCTTTTCCTATTCTCCTAACAATCACTTGCGTAGAGAATAATCTCTTTAGTTTTGCTTGTATTGAATTATCCATGTTTTTATTTTATAAGCCAAGTTAGACTCTCTGATTCATTGTTTCTAGTTTTCATAGACCAAGAATCATGCATTTTATTAGAGTTACTTGGAGTGTATATAGTTTTTGTTGTGTTATTTAGTAAAGATCTAGAAAAACTTAAACCTAAAGTTTTCATTTTCAACGAAGTGTCCCTAACCCAAAGTCCAATAGCAAAAGACATAACTAAGTCATCGTTGTATCCATCTCTAGCTTCTGCTTTGTGATCTTTCCAAACAAAAGTAAATAATTCCTGTATTAATCTCTTACTATATACTATTGGAGATTTCTCTCTATAATATGTCTCTAGTTTAGAAATCATTACGGGTCTTGTTTTAGTAGATGTAGTAAATCCTGGGACCATGTTATCCTTAAGTAAATAGTCTTGATTTATGTTAACATGCACGTCTGGGTCTACAAAAGGGTCATTCCTGAAAGTATAATACAAATTCTGATACCCTAAATCTATGATAGTTTGTAGAACTGCCCAACCAACATACGCATTTTCAATAGCAAGTAAAGCTCCATTATATTCGGAGGCTATGCTCATTAATAAATGTCCAAATTCGGTGGTGCCAATCATACTCTTAAATTCTGCAACTTGTTCTAACGTCTCTATATTTAAAACATGAAAAGCAGAAAAGTCAGAAGAATCTCCCCTAGATACATCGGCACATACAACGTAAGTACAATCACTTTCAGGATACTTCCATACCCATAAATCCCCAGTCTCACCTCTTTTTTCTATTGGGTCTTTTACGCAATTATTTTCATACCATACTAAAATACTACCATCTACCACGGTATGTCCGGATGTTAAGAAGTCACCATCACATTCTTGAGCCGCTGCTTTTTCTCCTAATAATATATCTTGCTCCTTTCGCCACTTCCAATCCCTCTCAGGATGAACAGTCCATGGTAGAAATACGGAAGTAAAATCTCCTCCATTTAAAGATTCCTGCCAAATTCTATGAAACAAATTACCTACTCCATTAGGTGTCGATAATAATATACAACTACCACCCGTAGCTAATGTAGATTGTGCAGCTGTCCAAATTTCTTCTGAATTAGAAATGTGAGCTGCTTCATCTATGACTAGTAAAGACAGTGCCTCGGATCTTGCAGAATCAGGACTTGATGATACAGCTTTAACACTAGACCCATTATTTTTGAATCTAAGCATCATTTTATTGTCCTCCAATGTCTCTTGTTTTAGCCATGAAGGTAAAAAATCATGCATTAATCTAATTTTATGAACTAAGTTTTTTGCTACATCTTGCTTGGTCGCAATGATAAGAACTTTATATCCATTGTTAAATATCATATTATGCAAAATGAATGCAGCTGATAATGTAGATATTCCTAACTGCCTTCCTTTGTTTATGATAATGTATCTTTCCCTATGCATCTTTTCCAATGTGGTCTCTTGAAATGGGTAGAGACCAAATAATATACGTCCTTTTGTAGGGTGCTCTATTTTGCAGTACTTTTTAGTGAAATAAGTTGAATCTTTTGCACACTTTTTATACTCCTGAGCTATTGCTAGTTTTACTTTATTTGTTGACATCTATATTTAAATCTTCTTCTTTTATATTATATGTTCCCATAATATCATCTCTTAAATTATTAAAATCAGACCTAATCTTTTCTAAAAATGATTCTTTATTTTCAATTGACCATTTCTCAATAGATCCATCTGCATGAGAATATCCCATGTTATCAAATGATTTTAACAAGATTTCTACTTCTTTACATGCTTCTTTTAAAAATGATACTGCATTCTCTTTCTTTTTATCATGAACATAAGTATCGAATTTTCCATTTAGCTTCAAGTCCGCTTCATATTTTATTGTACATTCCAAACATCTTCCTGTCTTTTTTCCTAATTTATAATCTGCTTGACCAAAAAGTTTACTATCACATGTATCTAAACAATTGGGAAATTTACTTATACTATCTAATTCTTTTAGTATTTCCCTAACACCTTTAGATCTTTTTACTTTGTATCCATCTCTTTGTTCCCATTCCGTTACATGACCCATAGGTGAAACATCTTCCCATATATCTCCTACTTTTCTTATTTCGGAATCCTCTTTCTTTCTATATCCTATAGTTGTTCTGTTCTGGGTTTTGTGTTCTCCTATTAGAAGTTTATTTACTGCTTCTACATTTCTTAATTTACTCATGATTTTCTCCTTTTTCTAATTTTGTAACTCTTTTAGTCAAATCTTTTATCAAATCATATAATTCCTGTATAGCTTTTAGATTATACACAGAAAGTTTATCATAGTTGACAGCTAGAACTCCTTTTTGTCCCTCTATCTTAAACTCATTCAATAAACCTGTTTTAAGTCCATCGGTTATATCTTGAGCTATAATACCTACTTCTTTACCATATAAGTTAGTAGGAATCCTATGAGATGAAGATGTTTTATTTACTTCTAAAATAACACCTTTCATTTCATCTGTGTTCCAATTATAATTAACAGGTTTTATGCTATATAGTTGTTCTAACACAGGATCTATTTCTTCTATATCTTTTTTTAGCCTTCTGTCGGAGAATGCAGGGAACGGTCCTCCTGATGAACTTCCTTTTTCTCCTTTTTGTCCCTTAGGTCCGGTGGGACCCGCGCCTCCTGTTGATCCTGGTGGGCCTACAGGTCCGGTGGGTCCCTCGTCTCCTGTTAATCCTGTAGGGCCGGGACCACCGCTAGGACCGGGAGGGCCAGCTCCTCCGGGAGATCCAGGTAAACCTATTCCATTATTTCCTGCGGCTCCTTGAGGGCCGGTAGGGCCGGTAGGTCCCGGAGTACCTGTGCCGGTTGGACCTGTAAATCCTTGAGGGCCTAGAGGGCCAGTAGGTCCCGGAGTACCTGTGCCGGTTGGACCTGTAAATCCTTGAGGGCCTAGAGGGCCAGTAGGTCCCGGAGTACCTGTGCCGGTTGGACCTGTAAATCCTTGAGGGCCGGGTCCTCCGGGTTCTCCGGTAGGTCCTTGAACTCCTACTCCCGACAAACCTGTAGGTCCTTGTCTTCCTTGAGGTCCTGCTACAGAACTTGGATTTCCTATTGGTCCTTGATTTCCTTGAGGTCCTTGTGGACCATTTCCTCCAGGTTCTCCGGTGGGTCCTTGAACTCCTACTCCAGACAAACCTGTAGGTCCTTGATTACCCTGCGGTCCTTGATTACCCTGCGGTCCAGGTGTAAAATTAGGAGGTGCGCCTGGTCCAATAGGTCCTTGTCTTCCCTGCGGTCCTTGATTACCCTGCGGTCCTGCTATTGAGCTAGGATTACCATCAACGCCTTGATTACCCTGCGGTCCAGTATTGCCTTGTAAACCTGTTGGTCCTTGATTTCCTTGTGAACCAATTGTTCCTTGGATTCCCGTAGGTCCTTGATTACCCTGCGGTCCAGTATTGCCTTGTAAACCTGTTGGTCCTTGATTTCCTTGTGAACCAATTGTTCCTTGGATTCCCGTAGGTCCTTGATTACCCTGCGGTCCAGTATTGCCTTGTAAACCTGTTGGTCCTTGATTTCCTTGTGAACCAATTGTTCCTTGGATTCCCGTAGGTCCTTGATTACCCTGCGGTCCGGTATTGCCTTGTAAACCTGTTGGTCCTTGATTTCCTTGTGAACCAATTGTTCCTTGGATTCCCGTAGGTCCTTGATTACCCTGCGGTCCGGTATTGCCTTGTAAACCTGTTGGTCCTTGATTTCCTT